TTATTAGGTGCTGCATATAAATCATAAATTAATTGTAATTGTCCTTTATTACCATAAATTTCATTATTACAAATATCCATTTGATTATCTTTATATATAATACAATCTTCGAAAAATTCATGAGAAGGACAATATATCATTAATAATATTAATATTATTATTAATAGTATTAATACTATATAAATTTCCATTGTTTATTTTATAAATAAGGTATTTCTTTAATTAATTGTTGATAACACTTATTATCTTTAAAATATCTATCATTAGTAAAAACATCTTGATTATTAATTAATTTATTTTCACAAATTAACCGATTACAGGCATGTTGTATCGTTGAACATAATTTAGATTTTGCATATTTACATACTGTTTCATTATCAATACATTTTTTTAAATGTATATCAGTATATGTAACATCACTTGTTTTATATTCATTATATTCATTCATTAAATCGGTTACTTCCAACTGTTTATAGACACTATTATAATTATTTACGGAATCACCATCAGTATTAACCGTATTTAATACTGGTTTATACATTTCTTTTATTTTTTTAAATAAAGGTATATAAATTAAATTTGTTTCTTTAAAATTTTTAAGTATATCTTCATATGCATCTCTACTACTTTTAATATTGGTTTTACTATTTTTAATTTGTTGTAAATCAAAATTTTTAAAAATTTGTAAAAGCTCACCAAAGATATTATTTAAATCGTTTATATTTTGTGTAATTTCGGCTTGCATACTATTTATTTTGGTCAATTCTTTATCAATATCAGTTATTATTTCTTTAATTTTATCATTTAAATTATCGGTATTTTCAATATTCGTTAGTGTTTTAGTATTTAATGATGAAAGTTCTGTTGTATTATCCTTTATATTTTGTACTAAAATATTAAAATCATCTATTTTTTTAACATTTTTAGCTATATTTATATTATTATTTTGAAATTTAATACTATAAATTGTATTTAAATTATTATTTTCATTATTTATTTTTAATTCAATTTGTTTATTATCCTTTTTTAATTGAGCTACATTACTATTATATTGTAATATATCCGTTTTATCTTTTTGAATATTAAGGCTAATATTCTTACTTTTTAAATTCAAAATTTTATTATCAATATCGTTTAGTTCTGTTTTATATGTTAAAATTAATTTATTATTTTTAATATTATCATCAGTGTATTTTTGATGAGTTGTTATATAATTACTTAATTTTTCGGTTAGTGTCTTATTGTGAGTATAATGTTCTAATATTATATTATGTTTTTCAATTATTATATTTAAATTTTGTTTAATATTGAGAATATTATTTTTATTATTAATTTTAAATTTAGAATCATCCCATACGAAGTTATTCTTAAAAGTTTCTTTATTCCTAAAAAATAATATTAATATTAATATTATTAATATTATTAATATTATTATTAATTTTAACATGTTTATTATATATAATAAAAAATGTCAATATTTATTATATATAATAAAAAATGTCAATAGATGATATACAGTTCTTAAAATCAAATAGTTTTAAACAAAATTATACATTTTTAATTGATTCTAAAGATAGAGACTATCTTAAATATCCACATCCTAATAATTATACAATAACATTTACTGATTATTTTCGTAATGTATTCGGTTTAGAAATTATAGATGCATCAGTTCCTCGTACAATGTATAATATAGATACACATAATAATACTCTTTTATATTATATTGAAGAAGATACAAATATTAATAGAACTCAAATTATTAATAATATTATTAATAATACATTAATATTTTCTGAAATTAAAATAGAAACAGGTGATTTTTCACTTTCACAATTAATACAAACCATTAATAACAAAATAAATGAACTACTTATAAATAATATAGAATTTGAAATAGAAAGTATAAGTACACCACCTGATATTAAAAATAAAATAGAATTTATATCAAAAAGTAAGCATAAATTTGTATTAGATATGAATAAATCAACTATACGTAATGCTTTAGGTTTTAATTTGTCACAAAACGGTTCAGATGGAATATATACACGTATTACTGATACTTCTATTACTCAAAATATTAATAAATTTAGATATTTTATTAGTTTAGAAGTTAATAATACTGAAATAATAGAAGCACCGGGGATATTAGATTTAATTGGAGAAAAATATGTAATATTAAATTGTCCAGAAATTGAAGAACATTCTACACGATCATTGTCATATTCAAAACATAATTTAGGTTTAGCTAGATTCAAATTAGGAACACTTGGATATAATGATGAAAATATATCCATTAATAAAACAAAACTTAGAGAATTTCATCCAATTGGTAAATTATCAAAACTAACATTGAAATTTATAACTCAAAATGGAAACTATTATGATTTTAAAGGGGCAAATCATAATATTACATTTAATATACATTATTATCAAACGAATGAAGTAATATCATTTGAGAAATCCATACTAAACCCTAATTATAATCCGGATATATTAAAATATCAATTGGGGTATGTTTCATCTTCTGATGAGTCTGAAAATGATAAAGTTGAAGATAATTCAGATGATAAATCCGAACATAATTATGATGATAAATCCGATGATAAATCTGAAGATAATTCCGATGATAAATCTGAAGATAATTCAGATGATAAATCCGAAGATAATTCTGAAGATAATTCTGAAGATAATTCTGAAGATAAATCAGAAGAAGATGATCGAATAATAATTCCGAAGATAATTCGAAGATAAATCAGAAGAAGAAGATGATTAGAAGAAGAATACTATGATAATACTATGATAAATCAGAAGAAGATAATTAGAAGAAGAATATTATGATAAATCAGAAGATGATTAGAAGAAGAATATTATGATAAATCAGAAGATGATTAGAAGAAGAATATTATGAGAATATTATGAGAATACTATTTAAGAAGATTTTGCTTTATCGATACGGTTTAATTCGTTTAGTATTGCGGTAATTATTCTTGGATTTTTAAATGCTTCTTCATTCTTTTTCATATATTTAATTATAAAATTATCGGATTTTTCATTACTGATATACTCAATAATTTGTTTTATTATTTTTTTATCGGGTTTTTTTGTTGAAAAATTTTCAATTTTATTATTAAAGTAAATACAATTCGTTAATGTAGATATTATAGCTAAAATCAAAAAGATAATACAAAAGATAATTAATTTATCTGATAAATTCATTTTTATTATAAATATAGATAATAAAAAGATAATATACAAAATGTTTGATGGAACAGATTTAGCTTTAGTTTATGGAGATTTACAACAAGATCAAAATATTAATTCAAATGAATATAACCAAAATATTAAACAACCGACTCAAAAGCATATTAAAGAAGTACAGGTACAACCTGATATTGATTATAAGGTTCCTGAGCAAATATATCAACAACCCAACCGTGTTTTATATAAAGAACCTGAAATAAATTTTTTTGAGAAATTAGGGAATACGAAAGGGGATGTTTTCAAATTATTTATGTTTTCTTTAGTTATTTTAATTGCTATATCATTTGATAAATTAATATTCTTTTATTTAAAAAAATATTTAGATGAAAATTTATTAAGTTCAACTAATGAACTTATTATACGTTTATCATATCCGATAGGTATTATAGTTTTAATATGGATATTAAAAAGCCTTTAGTACATTTATGTATATTTATTTAATAATTATTTATATTAAATAATTATATAAACATGTCGGCGGTGTTTTTAAAAACATTACTTGATAACTTTATTAATCGAAATATTATGAGGATTGGTAACACTTTTATATACAATGCTAATCTACCATATATCTTTAGTGCTATCTTTATAATATTAATTCTAATAGTATGTGTAGGGCTTTTTTTTTATAATGTTATACGGGGTACTACGAAATTTACAAATTGGTATTCAGGTGTAGAAAAATACGCTATCATACAAATCGAAAATATAGATTCCAACTCAAGAATTGAACAATTTTATATACCTGATTTAGTAGGTTCAATAATATTTTTAATATTAATATCACTTATATTAAGATATCATCTTACAATTGTAAAGGCATTTAAAAAAAAAGAAACAGAAAAATAAAATTATATATTATAGAGTAACTTAATATTATATTAAAACATATATAACTTTATATTAAAAGTAAATTATGGACACTAATACTCAAACACCCGTTGTCTATAAGTCAGAATTATTCACCCGTGTGCTAGTCGTTATAATTTTATATATGATTGTAAAAATTATACTTATTGCACTTTATATTTTTGCAGAATATGGAGATTCTCATTTAGCCGATGCTCAACGTGATAATATTGATATGTTTTTTTATAATATAGATACTAGTTTAATTACACAATATTATGATAAAACAACTAATATTCTGGATGATTCTTATGCAGAAGAAATTATGCAAAAATATAAAGAAGATTGTACAAACGAAAGTATAAGTCTTGCAAAGATAATAACTAAAGAATTTTTAGATGAAATAAAAAAAACTAATAATATCGAGTTGCTTAAGTTGTTTGATGCAACTGAAAGTAATATCGCGTTAATGCAAACTTACAATCATAAATTGCATATATATACTACAGTATATAATGCCGGTATTAAATTTGATAAGCTTTTATCAAAAATTAGATTTGAATATATAAATGGTAAAACTGACCCAATTCAATATAAAATACACGAGAAAGCCGTTGAATTTGCAAAAAATCATAACGATTTTTTAATACTTTTTAATGAAGACAACAAAATACCAGTCAATATACTAATGGATTCATGTACCTTTTATTTTTTGTTTTTAGCAACTGTAATGGTATTCAAAATATATTGGATACTTTTAGTATTAGTAATATTATTTTCAATTGTAGAAGGATATACACATAAGAACTGGTTTTTACTTTCTTGGCTTATTATATTATTAATATATGTGTATTTTATTAAATTTATATACTATTACTTTTATACAGTTAATAAAAAAACAAACGATGCTTAATTCTTTGTTTTATATTCATTCAATGAATAATCATACATTTTTTGATATTTTTTTTAGAAACTTATATAAACAGGTTTAATTGATTTAATGTTACAAATAATTGAAAACCTAAGGGTATTTAACATAATAATAATAATAATAATAATATTATTATTAATAAGTATATGGTATATTCAATATTTTAAGATTATAGTTTGTGTTATATGTGGCTTTTTATATTTATATATATTATTATCATGGTTATTTAATAAATTCCCTCTAAGTTATTTAGAACAGTATATTAATATTATATTATTTATAATATTAATACTTTTTATAAAATACAATTATATTGTGCAAGTATTTTCAATTGAATTTGAACCAACAAATAATCCAGCTTCTAATATTGATGAAATACATAAAACTTTTTTTTATGAAAATTTATACGATTTAAGCTTTATTCAAGTTTTAATATTACTATATATATTAGTATTATGTATAATAATATTAAATCCTATTGTTATAATAATAATACCTATTATAGGGGGTACAATACATGATTCTGAGACATCTACAATGAGTCTAATCAATTATATGAACAAACTACCGGAATTTTGTATATTACTACTAATTTTAATAATATTAATAATATGTTCAAGTTTTAT